TGATAGAGAAAAAAAAGAATTAAATCGCCAAAGAGCAAATAGAAGGTAAGATATAATAAAGGCTTTTTTTATTTGTGGCACAGGCTAATGTAAAACTAACAGTTGATGCAACGCAGGCCACAAGAGCATTACAGGGCGTCCAAAATAAAACTACTCAATTAAATGGCGGTTTAAATAGAATTAAAACAGCCATAGCGGGAATAGGTCTTACAGTTTTAGCAAGACAGGCAGTAAATACATCAGCAAATTTTGCAAAGTTAAATGTAAGACTAGGACTATTAACAAAGGCTTCAGGAACTTTCGCAAGATCACAAGAAATAGCCGCTAATGCACAGAAAGCCTTTGGTCTAAGCGCAACTGAAGCACTTGAAGGAATAACGGATATTACAGCAAGATTACAACCTTTGGGAGTTGGTGTTGAAGATATTAAAAGTACTTTTTTTGGATTTAATACGGCTGCAAAATTGGCTGGCGCTTCAACAATGGAAGCATCAAACGCATTTAGGCAGTTAGCGCAGGCTTTAGGTTCTGGACGCTTACAGGGGGATGAATTTAGAAGTATATCTGAACAAATACCAACTCTTTTAGCGCCAATCGCTGCTGAACTTGGAGTTACTATTGGAGAGCTAAAAAAGTTTGCATCAGAAGGAAAACTAACAAGTGATGTTGTATTAAGAGCTTTGAGAAAAGTTGAAAAAGATGGAGCAAGTTCACTTAAGGCTTTAGTAGAAGCTGACCCAACGCAAGTATTTAAAAACTTATCAAATGCAACTGAAGATTTATCAAGGGCATTTGGTGAAAAATTAAACCCAGTCGTTATGCCAGCTATTAAAGGTTTAACGGAGCTAACTAAAGCGGCGGTTGACTTTTTAAATTCACCAATAGGAACTACAGCAGCAATTTTCGTTGGCATTGCTGGGGCTGTTAAAGCTTTCACAGCAGCCGTAACTTTATTATCAGCCGCAAAAACAATTTTAATAGCAAAATTCGTTGCAACTAAAGCTGGAGCCATAGCGTTTGCTAAAGCTTCAGCTACTGCCTCTGTTGCTACAAAAGCACTTGCTATCTCAACAGGTGCGTTAGCCGTATCTTTAAATGCTTTACCTTTAGTTGGTTTAGCTACTTTATTAGGAGTTGCTACAACTGCAATAATTAAACATAATCAAGAACAGAAAAAATTTAATGAATTAGTCAAAGAGGGTTCTGAAGAAGAAGTTAATAAAATATTGAAAGAACAATTACAGATAAGAGATAAACTTATTAAGAGACTTGACAAAGCAAATGGAAGGTCAAAACAAGGAATACAAAATAGACTTGATGAAGTTAATGCAGATATAGCTTTACTTGAAGGAAGAAATAATATTCTTGAAAAAGAAAAAGAAATTACAAAAGAAAAAAACAAACAAAATGAAGCAAATAAAAAAATTCAAGAAGAACAGAAAAAACAAGAAGAACAGACAAAAACACTAAAAGAAAAATATATGGAGATAGGAAAATCTATTGAAGATGGTGTTGTGCAAAATCTTACTGATGCGGCAATGGGCGCTCAAACTCTTGGACAGGCTGCAATAAATGTCTTAAATGATTTGAAACGTAAACTTATAGAAGTTGCAATTCAGCAAGCGGTAACTGGTTTAGGAAATTTCTTAGGAAATGCACTTGTCGGTCTTTTTACAGGTGGCGGTGGGAGTAAACTTCCTAGTTCTGCCAAGCTAGGTGCAGCGGCTACAAAAATGACAGGAATCCCAAGCGGTGCAAATCTAAAAGCTGGTTCATTTGGTATTTCTACAATAAAAAGGGAAAATGGTGGCCCTGTAAAAGCTAATCAGCCTTATATAGTTGGTGAACGTCAACCTGAATTATTTGTACCTCGCACATCTGGAACGATTTTACCTTCAGTTCCTACAGGTGGAGGAGGTACAACAAACAATATGATCACCGTAAACGTAGATGCAACTGGTAGTTCTGTTCAAGGAAACGGATCAGAAGCTGATCAGTTAGGTGGTTTAATTGCCAGTGTAGTGCAGGCAACTATAATTGATGAACAAAGGGCAGGGGGTTTATTAAATAGATAATGGCTACATTTCCATCAATAACTCCCACTTATGGGATGAGAAAACAAAGCAAACCAAAAGTTAGGGTAACTTCTCTTGGTGATGGTTATGAGTTTAGGGCTTTGTATGGCCTTCCTTTATCTCAAGACCCTAAAGTATATGATCTAACTTTTAACGTGTCTGAGACTGATGCAGATACCATAGAAGCATTTTTAAGAAGTAGAGTAAACGATCAGGCAAGTTTTACATTTACACCACCAGCAGAGGGCTTCACAAAAACAGGTACTTACTCGCAAAGCGGAACAACTGTTACAATCACTATCACATCACATGGAGTTGCTATCGGCGATATTTTAACGGTTGATTATACAAGTGGCACCGCAACTGATGGTACTTTTGCTGTAGCTTCATCTGCTGATACAAATACTTTTACAGTGACGGCAGCAAATTCTGCTGCAGATGGACAAACTGGTACTGTTTCAATTACTCTTTCTGGGGCTGGTCAATATGTTTGTGATTCGTGGACAAAAACTATTCCATATAACAACAGAGCAATAATAAATACAACTTTTAGGGAGGTATTTGAACCGTAAATGGCAAATCCAACAACCGAACTTCAACAACTTACAAACAAATCAATTATTGAGCTTTATTCTGTTGAATTAAAGGCTAACGTACACTTTAAAGCAACCGCTCAAACTGGTAACTATACACAGAGTGGAACTACAATTATCATAAGTGCGAATGGTCATGGTATGCCTGTTGGCACAATAGTTGTTCTAGATTTTACGTCTGGTAATGGCATTGATGGTGTTTATACAATACAAACCGAATCAACAAATGAATTTACAGTTACTTCTACAGTTTCTGCATCTATAACAGGAACAAATACTGTTTCATTTAATACACATGAAACACCAACAACACCAACTGTTTATTTATTTCATAGTGGCAATAACATGAAAGATAGCTTGGACATTGTATGGCAAGCAAATACATATTCAAGGATGCCTGTAAAAGCTGAGGGTTTTAAATATTCTGGTAAGGGTAAACTTCCAAGACCAACTTTAACGCTTTCTAATGTTTTAGGAACAATTACATCAATATTACAACTTACAAATCAAACAACAGCTTTTTCTGATCTTGCAGGTGCCAAAGTTACAAGAAGACGGACTTTATCAAGATTTTTAGATGAAGAAAATTTTCCATCTAATATAAATCCATATAAAGTTGGGTCAGTAGACCCCACAGCCGAGCTTCCAAGAGAAGTTTATTTTATTGAAAGAAAAACTATAGAAAATAGAAATATCGTACAATTTGAGCTTGTAAGTTCTTTTGATCTGTTTGGTGTATCTGCGCCGAAAAAACTTGTCACAAAAGCCGACTTTGCAGGCGTTGGAACTTTTGTTAATTTTTAATTATGACTTGGAAAGAATCTTTTATAAAATATGCAAAAGAACAAGCACCAGAGGAGGCTTGTGGTTTGCTTGCAATAATAAAAGGTAAAGAAACTTTTTGGCCTTGTAAAAACTTGGCAGAAGGAAAATTTGAATTTTTTATTCTTGATCCTGATGATTGGGCAGAATGTGAAGATACAGGAGAAATTATTGGTGTAATTCATAGTCACCCTGTAGGTGCTGCAACACCTTCAGATACAGACAGGGCGGCCTGTGAGCATCTTGGGTTTCCATATTATATTTATAGTATTGAGCATGACCATTGGGAATCGTTTGAGCCTACAGGCTGGAAAGCACCTTCATTAATTGGCCGTAGATGGGTATGGGGAAAACAAGATTGTTGGAGTATTATTTGTGATTGGTTTAAAGAAACTAAAAATATTGACATACCATATTGGAATAGACCAAAAACAATAAAAGATTTCGTTAAAAATCCTGAGTTTGAATTTGCTTTACCAAAATTAAATTTTATAAAACAATCTAATACTAAAGATATAAAAGTTGGAGATGTTTTACTTTTTGAGGAAGAAAAAGATTGTTTTAGTCATGTTGCTTTGTATATTGGAGATATGACAATTTTAAATCATAGTATCAAATCTTTAAGTTGTAGAGAACCTTTTGACCTAAGATATCAAAAGGCACTTAGAGGGGTTTATAGATATGAAGCTTAAAAAAATTAAAGTTTATGGCAAATTGAGACAATTTTTAGGAAGGTCATATTTTATGGCTGCGGTAAAATCACCACAACAGGCGATGAGTTTTTTAATAGCAAATTTTGAAGGTGTCCAAAAACATATGAATGATCAGATATATAAGGTAAAAATGGGAGGAAGAGTAATCACAGAAGAATATTTATCAATGACAGGTCAGGGTGATATACAAATAATACCTATAGCAAATGGAGCAAAAAGTATATTTAAAATTGCATTAGGTGTTGGTGCTGTAGTTTTAGGAGCTGGTACTCCTATATTAGGTTTTAGTCTTGCTGCTGGTGGTGCGGCTGCAAGTATAGCCACAACATTAGGAAGTGCATTGATATTAGGAGGTATTTCTGAACTTATAGCACCACAAAATCCAATACCTGATTTTTCAAGTGTAAGTGATATTGATCCATCTATTAGAGGTTCATATTCTTTCAGTGGTATCCAGAACGTTAGTAATAGTGGTGTTCCAATACCTATAATTTATGGTCTTGTTTTTAGCGGTTCAATTATAATTAGTTCGGGTACTGATTCTACACAAGTTGTTAAGAGCATAACCTAATGCCTAGATTAGTTGATGATCAATTATTTGGAACCGATAGAAAGGTAGTTGATCCTGACCTGATAGATGGTGGCCTGCGTAGTAAACAATTTGCAACGGTATTAGATTTACTTGGTTATGGAGAGATAGATTCAATATTAGATATTGGTGGTGTTGGTGAAGATGATATTATTGGTCAAAATACTTTTAGAAAAAATGTGTTTCTTGATGGCACACCATTAATGAACGCAAACGGTAAAAATAATTTTTCTGATGTAGAAGTTTTTTTTAAAAATGGTGCATCAGATCAGACAGCATTACAAAAAATAAATGCTATTGAAAATACTATTCCTGTAAATGTAGAAGTAACAAATGCAGCTTCTGTAACAAGATCAATAACAGATTCGAATGTAGATAAAGTAAGAGTGAGCATACAGATTCCAAGCTTACAAGAATTTAAAGATGATGGAGATATTATTGGTGCTGAAGTAAAAATATCAATTCGAATTACAGAAAATGATGGTACTGTTCATAATCCAGTAGAAGCAAATGCAATCAATGGAAGGGCAACAAGTCCATTTGTTAAAGATTTTGAAATTGAATTTGAAAAAACAATGAGCTTTCCGATTGACATAACAGTTATTAGAAATACAGAAGATGGTACAGATGCAAAATTACAAAATTCTACAAGATTTTTGTCTTTTACAGAAATTAATACTGATACAAGTGCTTATCAAGGCTTTGCTTATGTTGCGATTAGATTTAACGCACAGGAATTTCAAAGCTATCCCAAGCGCATGTACCGTATCAAAGGTACAAAAATCAAAGTACCTAACAATACAACTATTGATAGTGAAAATGGAAGAGTTATTTATCCTGATGGATATATTTTCGATGGTACTTTTAAAACAGATAAAGAATGGTGTTCAGATCCGGCATGGATTTTATATGACATCTTGACGACAGATAAGGGGTTCGGTGGCACAGATGGTGTTATTGATGAAGATACATTAGATGTTTTTAGTTTTTATTCAGCAAGTGCATATGCAAGCGAATTAATTACAGACCCGATTACAAATACAACGGAGCCAAGATTTAGCTGTAACGTAATTTTAAATCAAAAAAATGATGCCTATTCCTTGATTAATGATTTATGTTCTGTGATGAACGCGATGCCATTTTATAGCAATGGATCATTACAAATATCTCAGGACAGGCCAACTAATACATCAACTAATACATCTGATGCACAATATATTTTTAATAACTCAAACGTAACAGAAGAAGGGTTTACATATCAGGGTGTAGGACAAAGAACAAAATATACAGAGGTTGAGGTTGCTTATTTTGATAATGAAACTCAAACGATAGATTATGAACTTGTTACAACTAAAAAAATATCAGCATTATCAGATTCAATATCAAAATTTGGTGAGACAAGAAAAACCTTAAAAGCTTTTGCCTGTACTTCAAGAGGTCAAGCTAATAGATTGGGGCGTTGGTTCTTGTACTCAAATTTAAAAGAATCTGAGGTTATTTCTTTTACAACAACACTTGAAGCTGGTGTAATTGTAAGACCTTCAACAATTATTGGTATTGCAGATTCATTAAGAGCAGGCGTGAGAAAAGGTGGTCGTATTAATACAGGAGTATCCTCTACACAAATTATTGTTGATGCAAAAACTATTGATGGTAATGATCTATCGCATGAATCAGGATCAACTTTAACAGTAATTTTACCAAATGGTAAAGCTAGTTTGCCAAGGACTATCTCATCTATAAATGGCACAACTATCACTGTAAGTTCTGATTTTGTTGATGATGAAGGTAATATAGCAACACCACAAGCAAACAGTGTTTATGCTATTGAAAGCCCTTCTGTCAAATTTCAAATTTATCGTGTGGTTTCTATTGAAGAAAAAAATGACTCGGAATACACTATTACAGCAGTTATTCATGATACTAATAAATATTCAGAAGTTGAAGATAATACCCTATCTGCCGAGCCAAGAACAATAACAACTTTATTAGACCAAAAACCTTCTCCAAGTAACCTAACAGCAACAGAGCAAATAGTTGCACTTAGTAATAGAGCCGTATCAAAAATATTTGTTGCATGGGAACCAGTACAGGGTGTAAAGGAATATTTATTAGAATTTCAATACGAAAACGATAATCCAGAAAGATTAAGGGTGGCAAGACCCAGTTTTGAACTTTTTGAGTCAAGATTAGGGACTTACAAATTTGCTGTAAGTTCTTATAATGCATTAGGCAAATTAAGTCCTAGTCCCTCTCTTTTAACTTTTAATGCTGAAGGTAAAACAGCTTTACCAGCAGATGTGCAAAATGTACAGATTGAACCTTTGTCAGATCAATTTGTAAGATTACGTTTTGATAAATCAACAGACGTTGATGTTATACATGGAGGCAACGTAATAATCCGTGGTTCAAATCTGACAACTGGTGCCTCTTTTACAGATTCTGTTGACGTCAACTCAGAATTATCAGGTAATGTAAATGAAACTATTGTTCCAAATATTGTTAATGGAACTTATTTTTTAGCCTTTAGGGATGACGGCGGAAGAGTAAGTGCTAACGCCGCATCAATAAAAAGTATTTCAACACAACCTGACATATTTCCTAAATTAACAGTTTTAATAGATAGAGAAGATACAGATAGTACACCTTTCAACGGAACAAAACTTGGCTGTTTTTTTGATAGTACGTTAAATGGCCTTGTTCTTGGTCTTGATGATAATTTTGATAGTATTCCTGATTTTGATGCTATAGAAGATTTAGATTTGTTAGCAAACACAGTTGTCTCAGGTGGTACTTATAGTTTTGCAAACACTTTAGATTTAGGCGGCATACAACCAATAATCTTTCAAAGACATTTTACAACCAAGGGGTTTTACATAAATCAGCTTTTTGATGATAGAAGTGAAAATATAAATACATGGACTGATTTTGATGGTACAACTGTTGCTGTTAATGTTAATGCAAAACTTCTCGTAGCAACAACTGATTTAGACCCAGATACTTCAACTGCTGGAACTTATACAATTAATAATGGATCAGGGGGTGCTGGCACCATTATCACCATTACAAAATCCTCACATGGATACTCTGTGGGCAACTTTGTAACAGTTGATTTTACATCTGGTACAGGTGTTGATGGTGAATACCAAATACAAAGTAAACCTACTGCTGATACTTTTACATTAACTTCTGCAACATCATTATCAACCAGTGGTAATTGCAATTTCAGTGCAGAATTTAGTCAGTTTAACCCTTTTGTAAATGGTAAATATATTGCAAGGGGTTTCAAATTTAGATGTGATTTAGAAACAAAAGATATT